AACACCGACGAGGGCGACCGCCGGATCATCAACGAGCTGTCCCGGCTCATCGATATCAACCCCAACCGGCATATGACCCGCATGCAGTGGATGACCGCCGTGGTCATGAATCTGCTGCTCTACGGCCAGGGCAACAGCGTGGTGGTGCCCCATACCGGCGGCGGCCTGCTCCAGAGCCTGGAGCCCATCGCCGCCTCCCGGGTGCAGTTCCTCCCCGTCCCCGGCAGCTACCGGGATTACCAGGTGCTCATCGATGGCACGCCCCATGATCCGGACAGCCTTTTGCATTTTGTCTATAACCCGGATCCCGCCTATCTCTGGATGGGCCAGGGCATAACCGTCACCCTGCGGGATATCGCCAACAACCTGCGCCAGGCGCAAAAGACGGAGAACGCCTTTTTGGGCAGCGAGTACAAGCCCGCGGTGATCATCAAGGTGGCCGGCCTGGACTCCCGGTTCAAGGGCCGGGAGGGCCGGGAGCAGATGCTGCAGGAGTATGTGTTTCCCTCGCAGCCGGGCGATCCCTGGATTTTGCCCAGCGAGCTCATGGATGTGCAGCAGATCAAGCCCTTGACCCTCACCGATCTGGCCATCAAGGATACCGTGGAGCTGGACCGCCGGGCCGTGGCCTCGGTGATCGGCGTGCCGCCCTTTTTGCTGGGCGTGGGCGCTTTTAACCGGGACGAATGGAATAATTTTGTGCAGAACAAGGTCCGCGGCATCGCCCTGCTGATCCAGCAGGAGATGAGCCGCGCCCTGATCACCTCGCCAAAATGGTATTTGGCCCTCAACTATTGGAGCCTCATGGATTACGATATGAAATCCATGTCCGATATCCTGCTGGCCGGCGCGGATCGCGGCTACGTCAACGGCGATGAGTGGCGCGAGCGGCTGCATATGTCCCCGGCGGGGCTCAAGGAATACAAGATCCTGGAGAATTACATCCCCGCGGATATGGCCGGGGCGCAAAAGAAGCTGGTGCAGGAATGAAGCTCATTTTAACCTGCCCCCATGCGGAATACCGGGGCAATCAAATTTACTGCAAAAAGGCGGGCAGCTGGTGCGGCCACGCCTATTTTAAGCGCTGCAAGGGCTGGTGGGTGCTCACGCCGCAGGCGGCATCCTGCCCGCTGAGGAAGGAGACGAAAAACAATGACCAACGCTGAACACCGCCAGGTGCGCACCGTCCCCACCCAATTCTCCGTCCGGGAGGACGGGGACGGCGGCATGCACATCGTCGGCTATTTTGCCGTATTCAACTCCATTTATGAAATCGCGCCCGGCATGACGGAATCCGTCGCGCCCGGCGCTTTTTCGCGGTCGCTGGAATCCAACGACGTCCGCGCGCTGATCAATCACGATACCACGCTGGTCACCGGCCGCACCAAGGCCGGGACCCTCACCCTGCGGGAGGACGAGCACGGGCTGTGGGGCGATATCCTGATCAATCCGAAAGACCAGGATGCCGTCAACGCCTATGAGCGCGTCAAGCGCGGCGACGTGGATCAGTGTTCCTTTGGGTTTGATCCCGTCCTGGAGGAAACCGAAAGCCGCCCGGATGGGTCTGTCCATTGGCTGCTGCGTGACGTCAACCTGTGGGAGGTCAGCGTTTGCACGTTCCCGGCCTATGCCGAGACCAACATCCAGGCCCGCTCCGCCGAGGCGGACGCCCTCCGCGCCCGCCGGCTGGACGCCTGGAAAACCAAATTGAAAGAGAGGTTGCACCATGGCTCTTAAAGCACTGATGCTGCGCAAAAAGATCGACCTCAAAAAGGCCGAACGCGAAAAGCTGCGCACGTCCCTGGCCGCGCTGAAAAAGCGCGAGGATGAGGCGGAAGCCGCCATCAACGAAGTCACCAACGAGGAAGAGCAGGCCACCATCGAGGAGACGGTGGATACCCTGATCGAGGAAAAAGAAAACCTGGAAAAATCCGCCGAGGAGCTGGATCAGGTGATCAAGGCCCTGGAGGAGGAGCTGGAAGCGGAGGAAGCCGCCCAGGATACCAACCCGCCCGCGGAGTCCGCCCCCGCAGAAGAAGGAAGGAGCAAAAAAACCATGTCCACCATGTCCACCCGCAACAAAATCATGGCGCGCATGTCCGCCCAGGAGCGCGCCGCCTTTGTGGCCCGCGATGATGTCAAGCGCTACCTGGGCGAGATCCGCGCCGCCATCCGGGAGAAGCGCGCCATCAACAACGTGGGCGTGCTGATCCCCCAGGTGATGCTGTCCCTGCTCCGCGAAAATATCGAGGAGTACTCCAAGCTGTATAAACATGTCCGCGTGGTCCCCGTTAGCGGCGATGCCGTGCTGCCCATCATGGGCACCATCCCCGAGGCCATCTGGACGGACTGCTGCGCCAACCTCAACGAGCTCTCCCTGACCTTTAACGATCTGGAGATGGGCTGCCATAAGGTGGGCGGGTTCTTCGCCGTCTGCAACGCCAACCTGGAGGACACCGATATTGACCTGGCCGGCGAGATCCTTACCGCCATGGGCCAGGCCATCGGCATGGCGCTGGATAAGGCCATCCTTTATGGCCGCAACGCCGTCACCACGCAGAAAATGCCCCAGGGCATCGTCTCCCGCCTGGCGCAGACCGAGCAGCCCTCCGGCTATCCCGCCACCGCCCGCCCCTGGGCCGATCTGCATACCAGCAACATCATCAGCATCGCCGCCGGCACCACCGGGGCCGCGCTGATCAGCGCCATCGTCACCGCCTCCGGCGCGGCCAAGGGCAAGTACTCCCGGGGCGAGAAGGTCTGGGTCATGAACGAGACCACCTACACCGCCCTGATGGCCGCCACCGTGGCCGTGGATGCCGAGGGCCGCATCGTGTCCGGCGTGTCCGACCGCATGCCCGTGGTGGGCGGCGTCATCGAGGTGCTGTCCTTCATGCCCGACAACGTGATCATCGGCGGCTATTTCGATCTGTACACCCTGGCGGAGCGCGCCGGCCAGAAGTTCGCCTCCTCTGAGCACGTCCGCTTCCTCGCCGATCAGACCGTGTACAAGGGTACCGCCCGCTATGACGGCGCGCCCGCCATCGCGGAGGCCTTCGTGGCCATCGGCCTGGGCGGCGTCACGCCCAGCGCCACCATGACCTTCCCCACCGACACCGCTAACGCCTGATGTACGCGGCCCTCCATACCTTCATAGACCCCCGGGACGGCTTTCGCCTGTACAAGGCGGGCGAAAGCTGGCCCCGGCCGGGCTACGATCCGGACCCGCGGCACACCGCCGCCCTGCTGGGCGAAACCGGCGCGCCTCCGCTGATCCGGCGGATCCCGGAGGCGCAGCCCGCCCGGCCCCGGCGCAAGGCCGAAAAAAAATAAACCATCGGGAGGGATGCCCATGGCGCTTGATAAGACCCTGGCGCTCAAGCTGGTCAAGGACCGGCTCAACCGCCTGCCCGGGGATACCTCCCTGGACGATTACCTGCGCATGCGCGTGCTGGCCGCGGTCAATGAGGCCCAGACCCTGGGCCTGAATCTGGATACCTGCGGCGTGGACGGCCTGCTCTACGTGGTGGATTATACCGTCTGGAGCTACCAAAACCGCGATGAAGGCGGCGGCATGCCGGAGTGGCTGCGGCTGCGCCGGCGGGAGCTGTTCCTCCGTTCGGGGGTGAGCCTGTGACGCTGGATACCGGCATCTGCACCATTTTCCACCGCACCGATACCGCGGAGCCCGGCGATATGCCCAGCTGGACGTACACCGTCCGCCACCAGTCCTGGTACAAAACCCTGGATTTTGCCACCTCCCCGGCCTGGCCTGCGCAGCAGCGGGAGGAGCTGCAGACCGATCTGCGCATCCGCGTGCTGCAGAATACCGCCATCCGCCAGGATGACGCGGTGATCCTGCGCTATCTCACCGATTACAGCCAAAAGACGGACGCCGACGCGGAGTACACCGTGGAGCGCGCCTGGCATGGCAAGGATGATGACGGCCCCACGCCCATCACCGATCTTAATCTGCGGGAGGTGATCCCGTGATGACCCTCGGCGATATCAAGGCCCTGGTGGTCTCCGTGGATCCAAACGCCCGCCACTATTTCAGCGGCTACACCGGCGGCAGCTATACCTGCTGGCAGGAGGTGGAGCCCATCTATTTCAAGGCCGACAACAAGGCGCAGGAGCGGGGGATCTCCTTTGAGGTGATCCGCATCACCCGGGAGGAGGAGGATCCCATCGCCGCCGCCCTGGAAACGGCGCTCAATGCCACGGGCCGGATCAGCTTTACCTGGCGCACGGAAAAATTGTACGGCACGGAGTATATCCGCCACCTGTTCACCTGTCAGGCCGTTTAAGGGAGGCGATCCCATGGCAAAGATGGCCATCACCGGCCTGGAGGATTTTTCCTCTTTGCTCCAGTCCCTGGGCACCATGGCAACGCCCATCGCAAAAATGGCCATGTACGATGGCGCCGCCATCCTGATCGAGTACCTCAAGCAGGAGATCCGCGCCATCCCCGAGGAGGAGGGCTATATGCTCCCCGGCCGCAAGCGCCAGGTGGTCACCGCCCGGGATAAGGAAGCCCTGATCACCCATGTGGGCATCGCCCGTATGCGGGAGCAGGGCGGCAAGGTGCGCGTTACCATCGGCTTCGACGGATACACGGAGTACATTACCAAGCAATACCCCCAGGGCGTGCCCGTCTCCCTGCTGGCCCGCTCCATCGTCAAGGGCACCAGCGTGCGCGGCAAAGATGATTTTGTGCGCCGCGCGGTGCAGAGGGCCCAGACCGCCGTCCAGCAGGCCATGATCCTGGACGTGCAAAACTTTATCGCAGATTTTACCAGCAAAGGAGGAGCCTGATATGGCTAAGACCGGCCTTTCCAAAGCATACTATGCCATCTACAACGCCAATAACGGCGCGCCCACCTATTCGGGCGGCGGCGTGTTCGGCAAGGCGGTGGATGCGGATATCTCTCTGGACGGGAGCGATCCCGTCATTTTTTACGCCGATAACGGCCCGGCGGAGTCCGCCCAGACGTTCTCCGGCGGCACCCTCACCCTCACCAACGACCGCTTTGATCTGCGCGTCGTGGCCGCGGTGCTGGGCCTCACCGCGGCGGATATCACCACCCCCGCCGCGGGCATCGTCCTGGATTTCCCGGCGGATCTCTCCGTGCCCTATGTGGGCTACGGCACCATCTTCCGCGACCAGGTGGATAACGTGCCCGTGTTCCGCCCCATCGTGCTGCTCAAAACCCAGTTCCAGGTGCCTGCCGACGCCGGCTCCACCCAGGAGGAAACGGTGGAGTTTGAGGGGCACGAGTTTACCGCCACCATCATGCGCAGCGACGAAACCCAGCACCGCTGGAAGCGTATGGCCCAGTTTGACACTGAGGCCGACGCGGAGGCCTGGATCAAGTCCATTCTCAATATCACCACCACCCCCGGTGGCTGATCACCCGCCCCGCGCCCTCCGGCGCGGGGCTTTTTGCAAAGAATTGAAAGGGGAAAAAGCCAATGAAAACCGCCACCGTCACCATCAATAACCGGCAGTATATGCTGGTGTACAACCTGGCCGTCATGATCCAGATGGAGGAAGCCGGCATCGTGCTGGAGCAGATGAGCAGCGATCCCAAAAAGGTCACCCACCTGACGCAGATGATGGTATTCGCCATCAACCAGGGCGCGGCCTACGCCGCCGCCAGCCACCTGGGCGATTATCCCGCCACCACCCTGGCGGAGTTCTCCGCCCAGTGCGAGCCCGCGGATTTTAACAAGTTTGACGCCGTCCTGGCCGATCTGATCGTGGGCGATCGCCAGGTGGACGCCGCGCCCCCAAAAAGCGCCGGGGCCGCGGAAGCGGCGGCGGCCCCCGGCAACTGACCTCCGCCTGGATCCTCTGGTACGGGCTCCATCTGGGCCTGGGCCTGGAGAATACCCTGCGCATGCCGCTCTGTCAGCTGATGGATCTGATCTGCGTGCACATGATCAAGGTGGAGGGCTTTGCCTACCGCAAGCCCCGCAGCAACCGGGACCAGCTGATGGATATACTTAGATTGGAGTGATGCATCGTGGCCGAGTCCACCATCTCCCTGGGCATCCAGGTGGACGGCGAAAAAACGTTTAACAGCGCCATTTCCGCCATCGACGCCCAGATCAAGAGCCTGGGCGCGGCCACCCAGGCCGCCGGCGAGCAGATGAAAACCATGGGCGGGGACGCCGAGGCCGCCGCCCGCAAAAATGAGCTGCTCACCCAATCGGTGGCCGCCAACCAGGAAAAGCTTAAGCTGCTCTCCGCCCAGTACCAGACCGCCTCCGCCAGGCTGGCGGAGCTGGGCCGCGCCATGCAGGAGGCCCAGGCCTCCGGCGATCCGGCGGCCATCGACCGCGCCGCCAACGCCTACAACCGGCAGAGCGTGCAGGTCTCCAACCTGGCCGCCAAAATCAGCAACACGGAAAAGGCCATCGCCGCGGCCAATAACGCCATGAACGAGGGCGCCCAGGCCGCCACGCAGGAAGGCCAGGCCATGCAGCAGACCACCGGGCAGAGCGATCAGCTCACCGCCGCGGTGCAGCGCATGTCCGGCATCATGACGGCGGAGTTCGCCGCCAAGGCCGCCGGCATGGTGGCCAATGCCTTTAAGCAGATCATTGACGGCGCCATCCAGGCGGGCAAGGCCCTGCTGGATATCACCACCGCCGCCGGCCAGTATGCAGATGAGATGGCCACCATCGCCGCCCAGGCCAACGTGGACGTGGTGGATCTCCAGAAATGGCAGTACGCCTCCCAGTTTATCGATACCGAGGTCTCCACCATCACCGACTCCCTCAAAAAAATGACCCAAAACATGGCCAGCGAGAGCGCGGCCAGCAGCGAGGCCTTTGCCCAGCTGGGCATCTCCGTGCGGGATTCCAGCGGCAACCTGCGCAGCGCCGAGGAGGTCATGTGGGAAGCCATCGACGCCCTGGGCAATGTGGAGAATCAGACCCAGCGGGACGCCCTGGCCATGGCGCTGTTCGGCGAGAGTGCCAATAAATTGAACCCGCTGATCCAGTCCGGCAGCGCAGCCTTTAAGGCCCTGGGCGATGAGGCCCAGCAGGCCGGGCTGATCTTAAGCGGCGAGGCCATGAACAGCCTGGGCGCGGTGGATGACGCCATGAACCGGGTCAACAGCTCCATTTCCGGCGTTAAAAACGCCGTGGCCGTGGCCTTTGCCCCCGCCGTCACGGAGATCGCCAACGGCGCAAACGAGGTGGTCCAGGCCCTGATCGGCATGGTCAACGGCACCGAGGGCAGCGCGGAAAAATTTGAGTCCGCCATCGATAACATGGTCAATCAGGCCTTGTCCCTCATTGACAACATGCTCCCCAAGGTGCTGGAGCTGGGCGTCCAGGTCATCGAGCGGCTGATCACCGGCATCAGCAACAATATCGGCAAAATCACCCAAACCATCACCAACGTGGTCAAGGAGCTGCTCTCCACGATCACCAAAAATTTACCGCAGATCCTCTCCGCCGGCGTGGATATCCTGATCGCCGTGATCGACGGCATCATCCAGGCCATCCCGGAGCTGGCCGCCAATGTGCCCAAAATTA